TATAATGGTCTAAAGTAATTGGGTTCATGTAGTCTTCTGTATACGCGACTGCGTTGCGCGGGAGAGTTTCTTTTATTAGGTTCGGGTCAAGGCCCGTAGTAAGGTGTCCGGTAGGGTGTCGGGCTCGGGATTTGGGGGGGGTTCCTGCGCCGGGGCAAGCGCTGGGGGATTGACCTGAGGGAGCTCTGGATCCGGTCCTGGGGACCTCTCCTGGGCATCCTTTGCGGGGGCATCCTTTGCGCGGGGGAGTTTCCCCATTAGGGAATCGAGAGCTAGGGGAATCTTTTCTCGGCCCCTCCTGGCTTCGATCCTGAGCTCGTACCCCAGGGCCTCCAGGATGTCCGATAATCGCCGCACCGTAGGGGAAACCTCCCCCCGCTCGATGTTAGAAATTGGGCCCTGGAAGGCTCCCCCGCCTCGAATCCCTGATAGGATCTCGGCAAGGGATACCTGACTAATCCCGCATCCTTTGCGTATATCGCGAAGTGTTTTCATGTGCCCCAATACCCAATAAAGACTTTATCTTCATCAAAAATTGCAACTTTTGCCCTGGAATTATCCGTTTCTAAGGGTTCCACTTTATAGGTCCATGTTTCGTCATGATACTGTAGGTCCCAGGCGATTTCTTGGGCACGTCTAATTGAATAGATTTCTGGTATATTATCTAATTTCTTCATTTCGTCCTCATTTCGTTTTTCGGCAAATAAAATTCGATTTCTGATCCATCCTCGAATCGATATGCTACTGAATCAGAATATTCATAGAGAAGAATTCCCGTTAAATATGCATCCCGAATAGCTGTCCAAAAGTCTAGTTTTAATAATTTGTTAGCTGTTTTCATGTTAGTCCTCATTTCGTTTTTTGTTTGAACCCTGGGGGGATTTCTCCCCCCGTATCCTTTGCGCGTCATCGCACCAAATCGGAAGCATATCCGCCGAAATATTTCCCCCGAACCTGGGCAAGTAAATCTGCCAGATCATGAAATTCAAATTGGGACCGATGCCGCCGAATCCATTCAATTCTTTCCTTCCACCGGTAGCAGGATTCCCAAACCTGGTTCGCTTCATGAATTTCTCTACGCGAGAAATCATCCTCATCTAGGACGGGATAAGATTCGATCATTTCCTCTATTTCCTCCCCAATCCTTTGCGCGTTGGTATTCTCAAGGACGCAAAGGGCTTCCCACCAACCACACGCCCAATGCCCAAAACGGAATACCTGTACCGAATCGGATTCCCCGCCTAGCATTTCAAGCGCTGCTTCCCAATTTGATTCGATGAGAATATCCGAATCTCGGTTTCTGGTCATGACAACCAGCCATTGGGGATCAGGAATCCCCCCCGAATAATTTCGGGGGGAATCGAATCCACTAGGGTTCGCCATTACTTCAGTTAGTTTTTTCATTTTTTCCTCTTTTCAGTGATTTAATTTCTTGGTTTTCGGTAATTTCCCAATACAAATCGAAAGGAATGCATCCGTGGCAATTACACCAGCGAATGGTATCCCGATACCGATTTCCATCTATTGCGATCATTTCAACTTCAAAAGGGATCATGTTTTTGACACATTTCGTTTTCATTTTAAATCCCCTCTAATTCCCGATCGCAATGCGCGCACTGATCCCCGTCGAATTCCATTTCTCCGGCATGAGTAAGCCCTTCAACTTTCCATCCGTCGGAAATGTTATCTTTTACACTCCAAAGGATTTGCCGGAAATTCTCCCCCATACAATCCGCGCAGAGTATTCCCCCATCACTGCAAATCCCAAAAATTGCGTATCCCCCAGGCCATGCGTATTTGTTGCGAATTGCCGATTTAATCCGGTTAATTGTTTGCCTTGTTTTCATGGTAGTCCTCATTTCTGGGGGGAAATCCCCCCGTATCCTTTGCGCGTTAGTCTTTTTTTAATTCAACCTGGATTCCGTCTATGAAAGCGAAAAGTAAGCTTTGTAATTCCCTTTTCGACACATAGCCACATCGCAAAACGTCATGCGTTCCCGTGCCTTCATCGCACATTCGGTGCAAAGTAACTCCCCCGTACGCAAAGCTTAGGTGATAATTTCCCGCTTGTGGTTCGAGCTTGCCTTCCGCATTACGCACATATGTCGATTCAGGATTTCCCGTCATGCGATTAATTCTAGAAACGATGTTTTCCAAGTCTTTTTCTGTCACTCTTTTCATGTTTTTAGTCCTCTCAAATTCTGAAAAGGAGGCCTCTTCAGTACTCGCGTTACGAGTAGATGCCTGGGGGAATCCCCCAGGCATTTCGGCCTTGCGCGCATCCTTTGCGCGTTAGATTCGCTTCCATTTCAGATCGGGATGCGGGAATTCAACTTCAAAAGCGGCGATATGAGCTCGCCTCGCTCGGTACAGATTCCCGTCAAAGCGGAAATTGAATCCCGTCTCCCGCGATAGTTTTTGAAGCGCTCCCCTTAGGGATTTCGCTTCAATTTGGAATCGGTGCACCCAACAATAGTTCAATTCTCCGCCGAATGTGTCTGTCATTTCAAAAAAGTAAGTGTTCATTTCATTTCCTCCAATGTTTTTTTAAAAAATTGAACTATCTCATCAACCGTCATGTTTTCGGCACTATCTTCCGGACAATTAGGGTTGAACAAAAACCATGCTTCCGGAATTTCTGGAAATTCGGTGTTCTCTAACGCCTCAGAGTAATTTGCTACGGGGTAAACCGAATAGTTTTCAATCAAAGGATGCCCCATACATCCTACCGCATCGTTTTTCCATGAGTAATCCTCCAATCCAATTTCAATAAATTCGGCAGGGATTTGTGTTTTTACGAAATGTTTTAAATAGGTTTTCATTTCTTCTCTCCTCATTTTTAATCGTGATCTGCCCAACAAATCATCGCGCCAAACGCGCCCAATACAGTTGTTATTGTGATTAATTCGAGTATTTGTAAGTTGGTCATGTTAGTCCTCTCAATTTCCTATCGGCATGAGCGCCGACACCTTTAGTTATGCACATAGTGTGCCGAAATCAAACCCCAATAAAATCAATTAGATCCAAAAAGACACATACTATTTTTTTGTATTGTTTTCATACAGTGTTTGAAATTTTTACACTATAAACCAAAATCGGCGCAGGTCCTCACTCTGTATATAACGGGGAACGGGGGAGAAAACCCTCGGACCTTCCCCCCAGGAAAACCCTAATAAAAACAAAGATCATTAGTTAGAATACTATGTCTGATAATAGTTATTATGTAAACCACCTTGAAATCATTAGGTTTTTTGTTCGGCCCACTAATCAGAAATAATAATGACACTATTTCGGCCCGAACCTTGCAAGGTCCGAACCTGGTTCTAACCCACCGGAACTATTGAAGAAATCTCTTGAGTTACTCAAGACCTCGCGGCGATAAGGGAATCTCTAATGATTTCAATGGGTTAACGGCCCGGAGGCCCCAGGAGCTCGCGGGAGCGGGGGGGCTGGGGGGTCATGGCAGTTCGTGGTCGCTAACGATTCATCCTGGTCTATATAACGTGCGCCATTGGTTTTTTACTTTTTTGATTTACAATCCCCCCGAACCGCATATCCTACGACTAATGGCACGAAAAACTCGCAAAGAGCGACTAGAAGAGAACATGGCGTATGTTCGAGCGACGCTACCTAATCTTACTCATTCGACAGACCCTGGTCGTGTAGCAGCGGCGGCAGTCATGTTGAACCAAGATCCTGTTCAGATGGGGCGGCCTAAGATGCAAGACGGGGCAGAAATTAAAAAAGAACTGACCTTCAATACTTACCTGGCCCAACTAGAGGAGCCCCGCTCCTTCTTAAACCTGCTTCCTGAGAGCATGAAGAAGGCGGTAGTGAGTCTTCCTCAGAAGCTAGTAGACGCAGACGAGGACGAGCTTCTTAAGATCCTTAAGGACGAGTATAACTATACCCCATCTGCTGCGGCTGAAGCCCTCCGAACCAACTTTTGGATGGAGCATGATAGAGTTTCGGTCACTCGCAACGAGATCGTAAACCAGGGCAGCATCTATCTGGGGGTTGTGTCCCGGCAGTACTTTATCCGCATCATGGATGAGGCTCCTCATGTGCTGGCGTACATTCTGTGTAGGCCTCCTGAGTACGAGGCTGTGATGAGGGGGCTACTGAACCTTTCGACTCGGAGGATTAGGGATGTGCTTAATATCCCGCTTCAGAAGGCGGATGGGAGTATTCAGGACCCCAAGATCATCGAGCTTGTATTGAAAGCGGCTGCGATGGTGGATCTCCGGGCGAAGGGTGGCTACATACAGCGGTCTGAGACGAAGAATCTGACGATGATGAAGCAGGAGACGACGAGTTATACGACGGTGTTCAACGCTGCAAGCTCAGTCAAAGGTCCTGACATGAACGCTCTCACGGCTGACATTGACGCGAAGATTGCTGCTTTGGAGAAGGAGATGGCGGCGGTTCCTGGGATCACGCATCAGCCAGCTACACAGTCCCCCGAGCCGATTGAGACGCAGTACCATGTAGTGCAGAAGGATGGCGACATCGTTTGAGTGAAGAGGGCTTGAGTCAGCTAGAGCAGATCAAGGCGGAGAAGCTGAAGCTTCTTCAAGAGAAGGCTCGGTTGGTTCGAGGGCTTCCACACTTGTATGGGTTTAAGGACTACAAGTGGAGTAGGGAGTTCTTGGATTCGGATGACCGGACGGTGTTGCTTACGGCGGCCAATCAATTAGGAAAAAGCACGTCACAGATTAGGAAGATTGTCGAGTTTGCGACAAATGTTCAGGCGTGGCCGAAAAGGTTTAGGCGGCAGCCCCGGCAGTTTTGGTATCTGTATCCTACCGCGCAGATTGCCACGGCGGAGTTTCATACGAAGTGGAAGCCGGACATCCTGCCGAAGGACACGTTTAAGGATGACCCGCAGTATGGGCGGCGGGCGGAGTTTAAGAATCGGGGGGACATCAGCGCGATCTACTTTAACAGTGGGGTCGCGCTGTATTTTAAGACGTATGCTCAGGACGCACAGCACCTTCAGTCGGGTACGGTGGACTATGTGGCGTGTGATGAGGAGCTTCCTATTGAGCTTTGGGATGAGATCAACTTCAGGCGGAACGCGGTAGATGGCTACTTCAGCATGGTCTTTACGGCAACTCTTGGGCAGGACTTCTGGCGGCTTTGCATGGAGCCTAAGGCTGGAGAGCAGGAGGCGATGCCGTTTGCGAAGAAGCTCAGGGCCAGTCTGTTTGATTGCCAGTACTTCTTGGATGGAACCCCGTCGCATTGGACGCTGGACAAAATCCACCGAACCATCGCCATGTGTAAATCAGAGGCCGAGGTGCAGCGTCGGGTTTACGGGCGCTTTGTCAGGGACGAGGGCTTGAAGTACCCGAGCTTTGACAGGGCCAGGAACGTGACGGCTCCGATGGAGGTTCCGGCGCATTGGCCTATTTATGTTGGGGTGGACATTGGGGCAGGTGGGGATGAGAACCACCCGAGCGCGATAACCTTCGTCGCGGTGAGGCCCGATTATCGGTATGCCAGGGTTTTCAGGCATTGGCGGGGGGACGACAAGGTATACACGATGTCGGATGTGGCATCTAAGTATATGGAGTTGAGCCAAGACTTGAATGTGACTGCGGCGTTCTATGACTACCATGCGAAGGACTTTAAGACGATTACGGATCGGATGGGGTTGTCGTTCATTCCTGCGGAGAAGAAACATGATGTAGGGGAGCAGGTGATTAACGTGCTCTTTAAGAACGGGATGCTCGATGTGGACAGTACACAGGAGTGTTATCCGATTGTGAACGAGCTTACGACGCTTCAGCTTGGGACGGACAAGCGGAAGGCGAAGGACGACTCGGTGGACTCGATGCGTTACGCGCTGACTAAGATTCCGTTCGACTTTAGCCATGTGGGGTATGTGCCTATTCGGGAAGTAGTACAGCAGCGGGCGCTTAGTCCGCATGAGGTAGCTCATGTGGAGAGGAATAAAGATCGGATTAGAATGTTTGCATCTTCGGATAAAACAGGATTGAATGAGGTAAGTGATGAAATCAGGGACTGGAATGAAATTATTGGCGCGGATACTTCCCACTATGAAGAGGACTTCTTTTGACATACATGAAATATCTCGTATTATAGAGGAATGTAGTCGCAATGGGGTGGCTCGGTTCTCATACGGAGGGCTAGAACTCAGCTTCCTAAGCGTAGATAAGGCTCCGACCACCGAGCCAGTGTTCGTTAGACCCGAAGTAGCGGTCGCACAAGAGTCCCAGGCCAGGAGTTCTCTTACTAAAGAGGAAGTCTCTATAAAGCAGGATCAGCTTGAGCAGATGCTTTTAGAAGACCCGGTAGAGTACGAAAATCTCCTCCGTAACAGGGACATTGAATGAAAAAGTTAGATCACAACGAGTTGATGCGGTTGTATAAAGAGGGTGAGTCATCGGACAACTATCTTTATGAAGAACAACGCTCTAACCTTTTGCTTGTAGCAGGGGCGCACTATGCTCGCAAAGGTTCGCGGTTTTGGAACCGCGTTCGGGATGACAACCGTCTTTCCGAGGAGCAAAAGATTCGGCTAACGGTCAATCATATCCAGCGCATTTGCAAAATTTACGAAAACAACATTCTTTCTTACGCTCCGGCAGTTGCGGCAGTGCCTAAGAACGAATCCGAGCTGCAGGACCAGAAGGCCGCCGAGCTCAATCATTCCGTATGGAAGGATATTACCGAGCGCCATCGCTGGAGTGACAAGGTTCGGGAGATCGTTCAGGACTATGTGCGTGTGGGCGAGGTGTTTCATAAGATTTATTGGGATGAGACCAAGGGCAAGGTCATAGACTATGCACCGCTCGTCGATGAGATGGGGCAGCCTGTTGTGGATCCTATGGGCCAGCCGCAGAAAGACCCTTCTCAGCCCATCATGTCGGGCGACTTCGTATTTGAGCGCATCTTCGGGTTCAATGTGTTCAGGGCTCGCGAAGCTAAATCCATGAATGAGTCTTGGTTTATTGGCTATCGGAAGATGGTCAACATCGAGGATCTGAAGGCTCGCGTTGGCAACGACCCTGAGAAGCTCGATATGATCGAAGCTTCCCGAGATGAGACCTATATTATTTTTGACGGTTCAGGTAGCACCTATAACCGCTCTGACAATGAGTGCTTGGTGCTGGAGTTTTACATCCGCCCATGCATCACTTACCCCCTTGGTTACTACTTCATCTGCACTAATAAAGGGTGTCTTTGGGAAGGCGAGCTTCCTTTTGGTATTTTCCCGATTATTTACTGCGGCATGGACGAAATCCCGACTTCTCCTCGGGCATACTCCTTTATTAAGCAGCTTCGTCCTATTCAGGGTGAAATCAACCGGGCCATCAGTCAGGTTGCCACCCATCAGGTGACGCTTGGAGATGACAAGCTCGCGGTACAGGCTGGAACCAAAGTGGCGAACGGGGGTTTGCAGCCTGGGGTTCGGGTACTTTCTTACTCGGGCCAAGCTCCTGTTGTCATCCCAGGACGCACTGGAGATCAGTATTTGCCGTATATCGGACAGATGATTGACCAGTTCTATGTGATTGCTAATCTTCAGGAAGAGCTTGCAGAGAAGCCTTCGAATGTTGACCCGTATACGATGCTTTTCATGAGTATCGAGCAGAAGAAGAAATTCTCTGTGCATACGACTAAGATCACGCAGTATCTAATCGACTTCTGTACGGTGACTTTGGAGCTTGCCAAGCAGTACTATAACGAGACGAACTTGGTTCCTGCGATTGGTCGCTCTGAGATCATCAATATTGCAGAGTTTAAGAACACTTCTCCGCTGTTTTATCAGATCACTCTTGAGCCAGGGACTGAGGACATGGAGACCCGCCTTGGAAAGCAGCTCACATTCAATCAGATCATGCAGTATGTAGGGTCTAATCTGGATGCTAAGGACATTGGCAAGATTATCCGCACTTCTCCTTACTCTAATAACGAGATCATGGCGGAAGATCTGACTATGGACTTCGACAACGGCACGAACATGATTCTTGCCCTAGATCGGGGGCAGTACATGGAGCCATCCATGTATGATGATAAGAAATACCTGATTAAGCGTCTGACTACTCGGACTCGTAAGGCAGATTTCAAGTTTCTTGCTCCGCATATCCAGCAGATGTATCAGCAGATCATTAGCCAGTTAATTCAGATGGATGCTGAAGAGCAGCAGAAGATCCAAGAAGCTGCTCAGGGCTTCATACCTATGTCGGGCATGGCGGTCGTTTGCGACATCTATGTGCCAGATCCGTCTAATTCATCTAAAACCCAACGGGCTCGCGTACCTTACGACGCTCTTACCTGGCTACTTAAGCGCCTCGAAGAGCAGGGTGCAACGCAAGCCGCCATCATGCAGCAGCAACAGGCCGTAGTTGCTCAGGCTGCATCGATGATGCCTAGAACTTCTCCATCGCAACCACAACCGGAGGCTGTGCCCCAGCAGGGTGTACAGCCTCCAATTAATCCCCAGTAGCGAGGGCCAAATCGCTACAAAGGAACGAGTATGGAAGGCGAAGTAACACAGGAAGTCAACGAGTCAACAGCGGTAGAGTCAGCTCCAAGTCCAGAAGTAGCAGCACCCGCTGCGTCTCCTGCGGCAGAAGCTGCTCCGGCGTGGACACCTAACTACAAAGTTAAGGCGTATGACAACGAATATGAGATCCCTGAGAATTTCAGGTCTTATATCAACCAAGAGAACGAGAAGCACTTCAAGGAAGTGTT